AAAAGCAATGGGTAAGACCCGTATGCGTTAAGAGCAGCGTTCACGTGCAGCCAACGCAGAACTTCAACCAATGGCAAGAAGAACTCGCAGAAGAGCAACGCTTTCGCCGATTGATTGACAACTTTAAGGCGGACTTGATTAACGCCTACACGAATCGAAATGTTTAACCCCATAAAACCAAACAAATGGGAATCAGTAAAGTAAAGACCATTCAACCGAATGGCACGTATGAAGGTCGCAACGGCCTTATGTTTAAATTCGAGATAGGACTCGAAGACGGATCAAGCGGAGAGGTATCCGCGAAGACCATAGACCGCTGGAACGTCGGCGACGAAGTAGAGTACGAAGTCACCCCAAGTAAATGGGGGCCGCGTATGAAGCTCACAAAGCCGGGGTTTACCCCTAACCAAGGCAGCGGACAAAGCCCAGACATTCAAAAGCGCATTGACGCTTCGTGGGCAATTGGTCACGCCATCAACCAGGAGAGCGATCCAGAGAAGATCGTCGAGGCGGCGGAATGGCTCTTGAAGTTACGGGACACCTTAATCTCGAAGCTATGAACTGGACAGAGCGCGATAACTTGCTTTTGCTGCATACAGTAAACACGCACGTCAGGCCATCGGGAAAGGCTTCTTGGGTAAATGTTAAACCGATCCCCGGTCGCACTAAGCGAGCGATGGAGCAACAATGGAGCAGCCAGATGAAAGCCCGTTGTCGGTGGAACGGCAAAAGCTACGTTTTAAGGCAGCCAAATCTTTTCGATAAGGCTACCCCTATCGCGAAGGTAGTTAATGCAAGGAAGACCCCTCAAAACGCTTCTACGGGCGTTGAGAAGAAGCGGGTAGTAGTTAAGAAGTCGTTCCTGTGGGGCGCATTTACATTTGAGCGTTATGAATAATATTAAATTGTTCTTGGTTCGTAATTACGGATCACTAGAGAAGGCCGCGTACCAATTGGACGTTACCGGAGCAACGGTGCGAAGCTGGTGCAGTTTGCGCCCTCGGAATATGCTTAAACACATTCCCGAGATAAGCGAACAAACCGGAGCCACCTACGCGGAAATCGTTCTTGAAGTTATGGATTGTGAGAAAGAGGGGGCGGTTTAGCCCCCTTTTTTTTATCATTGACGCATGGAACGAGAATTCAAAGGAGTATGGATCCCGAAGGAAGTTTGGCTCAACAAGGAATTGAGCCTTACAGAAAAAGCCTTGCTTGCAGAAATCGACTCCTTCACGGGTGAAGGGAAAGCCTTCTACAAATCGAACGAAACAATCCAGGAAGAATACAAAGTTTCCCGGCCTACGATTTCAAAAGCCTTCAAGAAATTGGAGGGGTTGGGGTTTATTAAAATCGAGTTCGACGGACGCAGGAGGAAAGTAACCTATCAGGCAGACCGTAAAATATTTACGGGCAGAAGGAAAGAAATTTACGGGCAGACCGTAAAAAAGTTTCCGGCAGACCGTAAAAATAGTACCTCTATTAATACAGTTAAAGAACAAGTTAAAGAACAATCTAAAGAAGAGGCGATCGTTCTCCCTTGGGATTCCGAACGATTCGCAGATATTTGGAGCGAATGGAAAGAAGACCGCAGAGAACGAAAGATTAAGAAGTACACCCGGCGCGGAGAATTGGCCGCGCTCCACAAACTACACAACGAAACAAACGGAGATGAACAACAAGCAATCGAAGCAATCCAACTCGCTATCGCGAACCAGTGGCAAGGAATCTTCCCTCGACCAAAGAAGGCAAGTCCAAAAGGCCCGAGCCGAGATGAGTTTAACAACTATCTCAAAAACGGGATTATTTAAATACACGCCGGCGGAATGTTGGGATCAAGGCACCAACATAAAAACCGCGCTCCGCGTTATGCCGGAAGAAACCCGCGCGGCTGTGGTCTCAATGATTAAAAGCACGGTCGACTCCATAGACGCAAAGAAGACGCTCTCGAGCTTCGAAGACATCGCCCTCTGCGCGGAGATGATATTCGAGATTTTCCCCGTTTTGAAATTGGAGGAATTGAAGTTAATTTGTCAGCGCATGATAACGGGGCACTACGGCAAATATTACGAGCGGTTGAAGATCGCGGAATTCCGAGAGTGCATCACCAAGCACGAAGAGGAACGCGCCCCAATCCTAGAGCGTCAACACGAGATAATTTACCGAGGTACGGACAATCCTAGCAACGTCCCCGAATACGATGCAGAAGCAGCAAAGCTCGCTTGGAGAATGAAGAACAACCCTTTTTTAATACCGGGAAAGAATGGGAATAGCCAAGACGAAAGCGAAACTTGATTCCATCTTCTCGCAGTTCATCCGCTTGCGTGGATCTAATGAAGAAGGTTGGGGAGAGTGCTTTACCTGCGGACGGTTGAGATTTTGGAAGGAGGTCGATTGCGGGCATTTCATCACCCGCGCAAAACTTTCAACCCGATGGCTCGAGTCCAATTGTCAATTTCAGTGCAAAAAATGTAATATGACAGGCGGCCAACAGTACGTTTTTTCAAAGCGGTTGGATGAGGTTTACGGCGAGGGGACGGCAGAAGCTATCCTCATCGAGAGCAACAAAACGAAGAAGTGGACAGTGGAAGAACTCGAGGAGAAATGCCGATACTACAGGAGAAAAGTAAATGAAATCAAGGCACAAAGAGGATTGGAATAGGTTCCTAACACGGAACTATTCAAAACTCCTCCGCGTTGCCGAACGATGGACGGAGGATCCTGGCGACCTTGTTCACCACGTCTATCTCCGGTGCATTGATAAACGATATATGGAGAACCCCTTCGGGTACTTCGTGAAGGCTATGTACTTTGAAGCGACGCGCGGAAAATTTAAGGAACTGTATAAAACAAACGATAATGAACCAACAGAACAAGCAAGCGAAACCGACTGGAGCAAAGCCATCCAACGAGAGCGAATGCAACTGCTCCTCGACCGTCTCTCCTGGTTCGACCGAACTATCTTCTCTCTGTACTTGCAAGGATGGAATATGGCTGAAATATCTCGACGGTCTGGGATTGGAGAATCAACCCTTTATCGCTCACTACACGTCACAAGAAAAACCCTAAAAAATGTTCTTCGTAACCGGACAGAAAAGGAGTGACCGCCTCGCTATTTGTCAAGGCTGCGAACACTTCGTAAAAGCTACGAAGAGTTGCGGCCCCCTCGTAACCGAAGCCTTCACCGACTCCAAGCTCTGCGGCTGCCACATGCCCACGAAGACGCGGTTAAAGGTAGCCTCCTGCCCTCTGGATAAATGGGAGGCAGAGATAAACGCGGAACTCCTGGACAAGATCCGCGAACTAATCGAGAACCCTAAAGACGCCACAAACGGCGACCTCGCCGAACTGTACTCAAAAGCCACCGGAACAAATACAAAAGCATCTCAATGCTCCTCGTGTAACCGGAGGATGTTAAACGAACTAAAACAACTCTTGAAAGATGCCACTCCCAAAACCTAACAAAGGCGAAAACCGCTATCAATTCATGCACCGCTGCGTGAACTCCGTAATAGCGAAGCGAGACTTCCCCGATGCCGATCAACGCGTTGCAGTTTGTTCGGCCATTTGGAAAAAAGAGACGGGGCAATGAAGACAGTAACAAGCGTATCGGGCGGCCAGTCCTCCGCGTATATCGCCGCCAACTACCCAAGCGATTACCTCGTTTTCGCTTTGGTAACTACGGAGGATAAATCCTGCCAACACCCCGACCCGTATTTGAGGAAGCTCGTAAGCGACAAAATCGGGCGCGAGTTTATCGGGACTCTCGAGGACGATGTCATCATCGAAACGATGCTCGAGCTTGAGCAATGGTTGCAGCAGGATATTCATTGGACAGCCGGGGAAACATTCGACCACATTACAGCCCACAAAGGGGGATGGTTACCTAATAAGCTCCATCGGTACTGTACGGTTGAAATGAAACTCCGCCCAATGCATCGATGGTGGAAAGAGACAATTGGAGAGCCTGTAAAGATGCAGATTGGATTCCGAGCAGGCGAAGAACGGCGAGCCGTGAGAATGATGGAGCGATGTAACGAAGACGGCCTTCTCGAATTTAAAGACGTAATTGGAAAACACTCCAACGGCAATAACAAATGGGCAACGGTTGCTTGGCAAAAACCGACGTTCCCAATGATTGACGACGGGATCCACCGAGATAAGGTTGTAGAATATTGGAACGAAATTCCTATTCCATTTGCAGAGCGTAATAACTGCGTCGGTTGCTTTCACCGAAATCCGTTACTTCTTCGGAAGATGTGGGATAAGTATCCCGAAAAAATGGAGTGGTTTGCCAGTCAAGAAAGAAAAGAGAAGAAGGGACAATGGCGATCGGATACGACTTACGACAACATTAAAAACCACCGTTTACAACACGAGCTGAACTTTGACGACTTCGGCGAATGCGACAGCGGCCACTGCGGACTATGAGCTACACCAAAGAAGAACGCGAAGAGATAGCGCACAATATCCGGCAGTTCATGAAGCTACCTAAAAAAGAGAAGTTCGAGGAGAAGCAATACTTCGACACGATCGGACAAACGGCAGGGCTTCGGATGCTGCACCGAAGAGAGTACAATATGACCCACTACGACCGCGAATGGCTGGAAACCATTGCGCGAGACGTAGAAGGCAGAATCATCCACCCGTGAAACACGGAAGCCTTTTTTCGGGAATCGGAGGCTTTGACCTGGCCGCCGAATGGATGGGATGGGAGAACCTGTTCAATTGCGAGTGGGAAGAGTTCCCGCGCAAAGTCTTAAAGCACCACTTCCCAAACGCTAAACAATATGGAGACATCAAAGAATTCAACGCGGCAACTTACGCTGGACGAATTGATATCCTTACAGGAGGATTTCCCTGCCAACCGTACAGCACCGCAGGGAAACGAAAAGGAAAGGAAGACGAACGCCACTTGTGGCCGGAGATGCTTAGAGTTATTCGAGAGTGTTCACCCCGTTGGATCGTGGGAGAGAATGTTCGCGGGCTTGTTAATTGGTCGGGGGGTTTGGTTTTCGAAGAGGTGTGCGCTGACCTGGAAGCTTGTGGGTACTCCGTACAACCGTTTATTCTTCCAGCTTGCGCCGTCAACGCTCCGCACCGCAGGGACAGAGTTTGGTTTGTCGCTCATCGGAACACCGACGGCGACAAACGGCGGAGGTCGAAGCGAAAAGTTCAGAAAGGGCAGGACACCGACACCTCAAGAAATAGCGAACAACCACGGCGGTTTGTTGCTCACGCCAACGACAAGGGAGGAAGTAATGGACACGGAGAAATTCAAGGCACGGATGGAGAAGTACGACAACGGAACGACCGTTCCGAATTTAGCGACACAAATTCACGGAATGCTCCCGACACCGATGGCGCAGGAAAGCGACAAAATAACGGGCAAGGAAAATCAGGACAGTTTGACCAAACGCGCACGGTTGGAAACTGGGGAAACTTCCCAACTGAACCCCCTATTTGTGGAAGAGATGATGGGCTTTCCAAAGAACTGGACGGCATCACCTTTCCAAAGTGGAGAAGAGAATCAATCAAAGCATACGGAAACGCAATAGTGCCTCAAGTGGCTTTGCGTATATTTGAAGCAATCCAAGAATATGAGAAACGCACGTAAAGCCCTCCTCCACGCAAAGAACTTCCTCTTAATTACGGAGAACGCCGAAGTAGTGCGTTTACACGTAGGGCAAGACCCCGCAACCCTCCTCTTAACTTTAGCCGTACATAATGCCGAATTCCTCCACACCCTCGAAGCCGTCATCGTTCAAGCGCACGAAGCTCTCGGAGATCCGGGAGAACCCGAACAACCCTCGGACAATTAAAGAGGAGAAATTCGAGAAACTCGTTCGAAGCATTCAGACCTTCCCGGAGATGCTCGAGGCGCGGCCCATAGTCGTAAACCCGGACGGCGTAATCATAGGAGGGAATATGCGATATAAAGCCTGCAAAGCGGCAGGACTCACAGAAGCCCCCGTTTACTTTGCTACATGGGGAGAAGCCAAAGAAAGAGAGTTCACCATTAAAGATAACACGAACGCAGGAGAACACGATTTCGACGTCCTCGCCAACGAATGGGACGCAACCGAACTAAACGAATGGGGTCTTAACGTATGGGATCCACAAGAAGAAGAGAACGAAGAGAAAGAGGAGAAACCAAAATGCGAACTTTGCGGTAAATAATGGAAGCGGTAAAAATCAACACATCCAACACCAAAAAACAAGCGATGCTCGAAGCCCTCGAGAAGTCGCTCGGTATCGTATCGACCGCCGCGAAGATGGTAGGTATCGACCGCTCCACCCATTACGCGTGGTTAAAGTCGGACGAAGAATACAAGAAGGCGGTTGACTCCATCCAAGACGGCGTTCTCGACTTCGCAGAAAGCCACCTCTATAAACTGGTAAAGGAAGGCAACCCCGCCGCTACTATCTTCTTTCTAAAGACCAAAGGCAAGAAGCGCGGATATATCGAACGGCAAGAGATAGAGGTACAAGAGAAGAAGCCGCTCTCGTGGTTAGATGAATAAACTTCCCGCCACATATTACCACGTAAGGAACTCAAAGAAGCGGATAATTTGCAATCAAGGAGGCACGCGTAGTGGCAAGACCTACTCAATTTTGCAATGCCTGATAGAACTCTGCCACAAGAACTCCGGCCTCGTAGTAACCATTTGCCGGAAGACATTCCCTGCCCTTCGTGCGACAGCAATGCGGGACTTCTTCGAGATACTCGAAAACGAGGACGCGTATAACGTCGAGCTTCACAACAAATCGGAAGCCACCTACCAGCTATGGGGTAACCTCGTGGAGTTTATTTCGGTGGATCAACCGCAGAAAGTGCGAGGGCGAAAGCGCGACGTTCTCTTTATCAACGAAGCCAACGAAATCACGCTCGAAGATTGGCGGCAACTTATCCTCCGAACCACGGGGAGGATAATAGTAGACTTCAACCCCTCCGACGAATTTCATTGGCTTTACGAATTACCCGAACGCGATGACTGCGACTTCTTCAAAACGACGTACAAGGATAACCCCTTCCTCCCGCAAAGTGTACTCCTGGAAATTGAACGCTTCAAAGAAGCCGACGAAAACTTTTGGAGGGTGTACGGACTCGGAGAGCGAGGAACATCCCGAGCGACAATCTTCACCCATTGGAAAGAAATAGACCAGATACCAAATGAATACAAGCTACTCAACATCGGACTCGACTTCGGATATACCAACGACCCCACCGCGATCGTCAGGGTGTACACCGACGGCCACGGCTTCGCAGTCGACGAACTCTGCTACGCAACGCGCCTCACTAATAGCAATATCGCACAAATGCTCCGAGATAATAACGTCAATCGATCGGATGTTGTCGTGTGTGACTCCGCTGAACCAAAGAGCATCGATGAGATACACGGCCACGGATTCAATACTCACGGAGCAAGAAAGGGACGCGATTCGGTTAGAAGCGGAATCCAATTCCTCCATTCGAGACCGCTTTTTATCACGTCTAGGAGTGTGAACCTGATTAAGGAGCTTCGCAACTACAAATGGAAGGAGGATAAGAACGGCAAGCAACTGAATGAACCCGTCGACCAATTTAACCACGCTATCGACGCGATGCGGTATGCGATTACTTTCAACCAAACCAACCCGAACTTCGGGAGCTACGCTATCGGATGAAAAAAAGTTTCGCCCGGAAAGCCTTGTATATCAAGGGATTTAGAAAAAAACCACCTCCAAACGAAAAAAAAGTTTGGAAACTAAAAGAAAAGTTCCTTATCTTTGAGACATCAAACGAAACAAACAAAAGCAATTATGAAAAAGCTCTCAACCCCCCGCACACTCACTCTGGTTAACAAGGGTATCCAGTCTTACACTTTCGAAAGCAACACCTTCCACCGATTCACTATCAGCAAGTATGACGGTCAGTGGGAAATGAATGTTGAATACATCTTCCACGAAGAGCCGGCATACGGAGGTATGTTTTACTTTGACACCCTCAAGGACGCGAAAGTCTTTGCAGCGAACTACTACCGCGCAAAGATGGCATAAGTCCACAAGCGCAGCGACTAACGCAAGCCCCTCCGGGGGCTTTTTTTTTGCCCTAACTTTCCGGACGTAAGGAAACCGAACAAACCAAGTTATTTAAACGATGGAATTACGCCTCCCGCATAGATGGTCAGACCTCACCCTCGGAGAACTCCAGGTAATGATGACTAGCGAGAACCAATTAGAACGGATCTCCGCTTGCACAGGTAAGAGCGTGGACAAACTGCGTACCATGCCGCAGAAGCTTATAGAAGCCGCTGGAGCGCACATTGACCAACTCCTTACCCAAGAGACCGCACGATTCGAGAAAGTGGTTGAGATGGACGGAAAACGATTCGGCTTCGTTCCGGATTGGGATGCATTCACGGCGGGCGAATGGATCGACCTAGAAAACTACCTCGAGGATTTTTGGAAGAACGCGCACAAAGTAATGTCGGTTCTTTTCCGGGAAGTGACCTACGAACTCGGAGAGAAATACGAGGTGAAGAAATACACCGCCAAAGAAGACGCATCGATATTTGAGGAGATGCCCGCTGACCTCGTGTCCGGTACGCTGCTTTTTTTTTGGACTACCAGAAACGAACTGCTTCTCGATATGAAGTCCTCTTTACTGGAGGTAGCGGGGGCAGCGATCCGGTCGGCGAAAAATGGGGCTGGTATCACGTCCTCCACGCCCTCGCAGGGGAAGACCTCCTCAAGATGGACAAAATTACGGAGTTACCTATTCAAGTCGTCTTCCAACATCTCAGCTATTTAAAAGACAAGCTCGCACATGATCACGTTCAATAACATAGTAGAAAGGTTTTCGCTATTCGCGGAGAACCACTTCTTTATTGAGACCTTTTCGTTTGGCTCACCCGATGACGTAGACCTCTCGAAGTTCACGAACTTCCCGTTGATGCATCTCGTATATACGGGAGCCACCTACGACGCAGGGACGAAGACCTATAACCTCGAAGTATACATCCTTGACGTACCCGGCGATAAGACCGCAAAGGTAGACCGCCAAAAGGAGGTGGTAAGCGATGCGGAGCAATGCGCGGAGGATATCATCGCAGACATTAAGAACGGCGGGAATATCTTCTTATTTGCACAGGATTATGAAGTGGTAAACGCCACCACTACACCCCTGGAGGAAGAGACGAAGAACGTGCTCTCCGGGGTTCTCTTGGATCTGTCCGTAGCTATCCCATACGAGTGGGACGCTTGTAACGCTCCTATCGACGGAGTAGAGCCAGGGGGTACGGAAGTGACGTATGCACGGCGCGGGGTGTTGCGTATGCTTACCCTTGACGGAGCGACCGACGTTCCTTCCGTGCGAACCATCAAAGTACCGAATGGCACGTTAACGGATAACGGAGACGGCGTTGTTACTCTAGATACCGCCGCAGCGGAAACGCTCGCGGGATTGACTGACGTAGACGTTACCGGGGTAACTGACGGGCAGGTATTGAAGTACGACGATGCCACCGGGGAATGGATCCCAGCAAACGACCAAAGCGCGACGAGCCTCGGAAACCTCGACGACGTTTCACTTGTTACTCCCGCTAACCGTGAAGCCCTCATTTACGACGGCGACAACTGGGTAAATGATAACGTCACGAAGGCGGACGTAGGGCTTGGGAATGTAGACAATACCAGTGACGCAGATAAACCCGTCTCTACAGCTACGCAAACGGCACTCGATGCCAAAGCGGACACCAGCAGCGTACCCACCGAACTGAACGATCTCAGCGATGTAACCATTACGGGAACGCCTACGGGTAACCAAGCGCTGATTTTTGACGGAACGGCGAACGTGTTTAAGTCGCTGCCCAACTTTACCAATCGATTCGAGGACGAAGCCGAAAACAACAAGCAAGCAATTACCCCATTTGCGGAGCGCGTGTATACGGTCAAGGCAGACGGCGATGGTATATTTATTGATCCCGAAAGCGACACGCCAACAGCGGGCAAGGTTATTAAGCGGAAGATTTACCAAAAGACGGGATTCCTGGAAAGCGGCGCGGTAATTGGTGACTTTACTTTGATCCACACCTTTGCAGACGATACAGCTTATAGCGCAACGGAAAGCACGTTTGAAGGGTTCAGGGACGGCGATACCTACGGCACTCCACCCTTTACCCTGATACAGACTTGGGAGGAGGTCACAGCCGCTCCCTCGTTTACGGGGCTTTTGAATGAGAGCTACGGAAGCGGAGCAGAAGCGGCGTACTCCACCCGTCGATTGAACGGCAATTACTCAGGCGATTGTATGACCATACGCAGAGCTTCGGACGGCACTACAACGAGCATCGGGTTCGTAGGTGAGGAGATTGACGAAAGCGCAATTGAAACCTTCTGTTCGGGAACTACGTGTACGGTTCAAGTTTGGCGGGATCAGTCGGGAAATGGAAACGACGCAACCCAAACCACGGCAGCGAATCAACCTACTATCTACACGGGCGGACAGCTTGTGAAGGAGGGCGGACGTTTGGCGGTGG